CCCACCCCGCACCTACACCATCTCCAATAACGCCAGACTTAATTAAGTCAGGTATTTTTCTTATAAAAGTTTCTGGCTGCACTTGGTATGAACTAAAATCACTCAACTCTCTTTTTAGCGTTGAAGAAACTACTGTTCTTTGAGGGCTTCTTGTTTTGGTATCAAAATATTTAAGATATTGAGCTTTTACTTCATAAAATTCTGCTAGCTCTATTTGACCGTTTTCATGCATTTTTCTAACTTTTAAAAAAGCAGAAACCATTTGAGACTCTCCAACAGGGTCGCCAGAGGCTATAACATCTTCCCAGTTTAAAATTAAATCTTTAGCTGGGCTAAATTCCTCATTTATTCTTTGCTGGTCTGATGCCTTACTTTGCTGTAATGCACTAAAGACTTGTGTAGGCTCAAGAACACTTAAAATTGGGTCTTGATTTGAAATCATGTCCACAACGCTTTCACCATTTATAACTCTTGAAATGATGTTTTGGTAAGCAGACTCCCTCACCTTTGAGTCTTCAGTTAACTCAGCTTGTTTTAATCTTTGCAAACTGTTTGCGGTTACTGTCAAAGCCGTTCTTATTTGCTCCTCATCTATGTCAGGATTGCTGTAGGCTTCATCAACAATCTCTTCAATAGCTTCTAATGAACTGCTGTAACCGTAGTCTCCATTTTGGGTAAAGATTTTTTCAATCGCAGACTGACCAACTCTAATTGCAATTGCGCTTTGCTGGTTTGATCTTAACTGTTCTATTTTTAAAGGATTAACACCAAGGGTTTGCAAATTTTCAAGTATAACTTCATTCTCATCCTGAAGCTCTTGAACACGCATTTCAAAGCCCTCAACAGAAGAATCGTCATCTTCTACAGGACCAACTGCTGCTAAGTTACCTAATTCTTTTGTGTTTATAGAGAGGTTTTTTTGCAAACTTGCTATACCAACAAGTTCTGATTCCTTTTGCTGTTGAGCAAATGCTTGATTTTCAGAAGAAAGAAAAGCAGATTCTACCTTTGGCAATAATTGTGCAAATATAAAATCATCATTTAATTGCTCTCTAAGACCCTCAGCATAACCATTCATTTCAGCCCTAACTTGGTCAGGGTCGTTTTTATGTTTTATCAAAGCAATATTTGCTGAACTTTTTATATCATTTACAGCCGCCGCTACATAAGCACCTACTGCTGCTTTTCTGTGAGCTTGCAAAACTTTGTCTGCATCACTTTTAGGAAGATTTTTAACAGATTGTGAATAGTCAAGATTTATTAAAGGAGATAGTTTCCATTGCCCTTGTTCATCTTTTGTGTACTTAACACCAGCAGTTTTTCCATCTATTTCAGCTTGACGTATTGCATCGTTATAATCACGATTGCGAATTTGAGTTCCTATTTGAGATACACTTTGGCCAAGTTGCTGATATGCATTGGCGGCAGATTTGAACCCAGATAAATCAGGCATACCTGTAGGTTGAGTAAATACGCTTCTACCTTTTGTTCTTTGGAATGCCATTATTTACCACCTATCTTAAAGCCATCTGTTGCCTGACCAACCCCCATAACGGCTTGCCCAATAGCGGCTGTCATCTTCGCCTTGCCTTCAGCCCTTGAACCAGCCGCACTTATCTGGAACTTTCGTCTATTAGACATTCCCATTAATTTTATAGATGATATGTCTTTCTTAGCTATCTTCTTTTCTTGACCAGCTAAAGTAGATACAGATGCAGAAGTTCCTAAGGCAATGCCTTGTGCTGACATAGATGTGCCTAAAGAAGCAAGCTGTTTACGCAACTGAGTGTTGCGCTCTTCTTCTTGCTGACGAGCTTGAATAGAGGCCATTTCAGCCTGTTCTTCATAAGCCCTTGCTTCCATTTCGCTAGCGGCTTTAGCTTGTCTAGCACCAGCTAAACCAATTACAGCACCAGCTATTTGTGCATAAACACCCATTACACTTCTACCTCAAGCATTATGCCATTTATCGTTATAGGCAATGGCTGGTCTTGTGTTAACGTTACTGTACCTTCATTACCCCAGCCTAGTAAATACACTTCTTTTCTGCCTGTAATAGTATCTGGCTGATTAGCAAAGTTATTTGTAACCCTTCTTACAAGCAATGTTGTGCCTTTAGTCTTTACGTTCAACGTTTCATTCAAGTCTAACACAGCACGAACTACACGTCTTTTCTGACCGAATGATATACCATCTGGAAGCTGAAACTCAGCAGGGAGTGTAATAAGCTCTGGAGTATAGTCTAAGCCAACTTCAATATTGTCTACTGCGGCTGTAAGCGTAAAGTCACCATTTGCATCAGTAGTGTAAGTACCCATAGCATAATTTTCTGACTTAACAACAATCTGAGTATTAGGCAAATGAGCTATAGTCCAGTTTGTTTTAGCTGTAGCGTTAGTAGCTTTGATAGCAGAATCGGTATGATACTCATTATCTAATAGCTCAAGAGAAGTAAATGTTGCGCTGTTTATTGTTCTTTCGCAAATAGCATATACTTGCCTGTTAACAACAACTACATTTTTAAACTCGCCTTGTGTAGACCATTCAGCCCATCCCTGTAGCTGTTCTTTACGAATAGACATGAATACTGGCATCTTACCATCTGAGTTTACTAGATACATATAAGCTTCTAGCTGGTCTGCGGCTTCACGCTGAGATGCCATCTGAGTAGGTGTGCCAATTATATGTGGAGATATGAGGGTCAACGCATCAGCATTGTAGGCTTGCCCTACATCAGAATATACAAACTCTCTTACAGCACCTTTTGACTTTGTAAGAAAGACCATAGCACCATCAAATTCTACTGGAGGAACACTGCTACTTCCATAAGATGTCTGCTTCTTCACAGCTATAGTTGTTGGGGTTAAAGGTTTATTTTCTGAAGTAGGAACATAAAGCTCTTGCTCAGAAGTAAAGATGGTTAAATGTCTAAAAGACCCAAGTGCCTTAATCTCTGATATCTGGTTTTCAGCAATTTGTATCTGGATTGACTCATCATCTAGTGCTTCGCCAACATCAAAGTTGAAGAACTCACCAGTCTTTGACATGAACAAATGGTTTGGCAAGTCCCTAGAACCACCAAAGATTAAACGTTGGTCGTGGAATGTAACTGCTCTAGCATACCCTTTTCTGCTAGAGAACACCTGTTCTTTCCAAGTTGTTCTAGCATTTGTATTAGCTGGTGCTGTATCAAACGTTCCAGTAATAACAGTGCCAGAAACATAAGCAGTAATATTAATATGGTGAACTACATCACTTGAGTCAGTAAACTCAATCTCTTCACCAACCCAAGTAGCATCAAAAATAGAAGTGCTTGCCGTTATGTTTTGACTGCCAGTATTTGAATTCTGAGGCGTAAGAGTTACTGCTGGGTCAACAAATCTAAAGTAAGGCTGATGTACATAGTTGTTAGATGAGTCAAACTCATAGTCAACAAGATTAAAAGTATCTACTGCTGTTCTTGTTAGCTTTTGCATTTCCATATCTGGATGCACAATAATCATTGTATCGCCAGACTGAGCAACACTTAACTCACCAATCATTGCAGTAGTCCAAGGACATGATGTGATGGTATCTGCTATTGCAGTAGGTGTTGTTATATCAATAACGTCTAGCTGACCATTAGAAAATAAAAGAATATAGGCTTCATCTTCATCATAGATGTAAGTTTCTGTTTGATATGGAATATCAGAAAGCTCTTGAAGATACCTAAAACCACCTCTTCGTCTAATACCGCCTTGAGATAGAATACGAAAGTTCTTGAGGCTTTTTACGCCATTCTTATATGCGTTGGAATCAACCCTAGAAGACAGTAAGGGTGTAATCTCCCCTGCTGTAAAGTTGGTGTAAAACTGACGTAATAGAGCCATTCATTATGTGCCTTCTATTTGCTGGTATGCACCAACTCTTGCTCTGCTGTAACGATTCAAGCGAATGCCTTGTGTTGTTACCTGTTGTGAGTCTCTAGCCTTAGCTTTTCTAAACTGTGCTTCTGCCAGATTTGTGTAAGAAGTGGCAACATCGCCCTTTCTAGTCACAGATAAAGCCAAAACAGATGCAAGTCTAAAAATAACCCACATAGTGAATGCTGGAGGCCAATACTGAGTTTCAGGTCTAAACACATAGTTTAGAACAACCTCATCAGCTACTTCAGCATTAATATAAACATAACGCTCATAGATGTCGTATGGCTGTGGGGTGTTGTCTATTGTAACGGTAAGTGCTTGTACAACAGGAGGATTAGTAGGCAGGGCATAAGCCGCTTCCCACCTATCAACAGGTGCGGCAGTAAGCCTAGACATAATCTTCTGACCTGTTGCAAAGTTCCAGTTGTGCTGTGCAAGACAGTCAGTAACCACATCCTCATATATTGTGTTAGCAACCAATGCTTCATCAGTAGCATCTGTAAATGAAGTCAAAGGCTCTAGTCCAATAAGAACCATAGCCTTTTGTGCAACTTCAATATCTGTGGATGGAGTAGTTGGCATTACTTACCGTATCCTTTTAGTTTTAAAAGCCCTTAGAAGCTTTGCTTTTCTAGCGTCAATTACTTTTTGCTCTTCTATTGTAAAAGACGGGTCATCTTCCATTGGGTAACTAGAGGGGCCTGGATTGTCAGTAAGACTAGAGCTGTAGCCGCTACCATCGCCTTTAGTGCTACTAACTCTTTGGTATCCCATAGTTTTTCTTTTGGGCTTTTTAATACTTTTTAGCATTTTTCTTTCCCATTGTTTTGCCACCCTTAGGAGGATTTAAACATTTTCCAGCAGCTCTACATTTGCCCGGATATGGGCATTGCTTACATGGAGTCATTACTTAACTCCCTTTCCTAGGGTTACGCCCTTTCCAAAGGTTACTGTACCATTAGATAGCTTTTTCGTCTTTGGAGAAGGTGAAGGGGCAGATTTCTCTGCCGCCTTCTTTGTTGGTGCTTTAGCCATTAGCGACTATCTGTAGTCATACTCACGATATCGCCTGTATCGACAACACCGCCAGAGTTAGAAACAACAGTAGCAATACCAAAACCATTAGAAGCATTGATAAAGATTACATCGCCAACATTGATTTCGCTAGACTTTGAATCAAAGTAGCTAGCGGCATCAATTGCATTCAGAGCATCAGCAGTTGACTTGTAGTGCCAAAGGTGAAAGCCGTTGCCTGAATAATTGACTAAGGTGAAGTCTGCGTCTACGAATGCCATTATAACCTCTCCTTATTTCTTCAGTTGCAGTTCGTAACATGCATCTGCGTCAATAAGTGTGGCATTCATTTGCATCTTATTCAGAACAAAGTATGCGTCCTTATCGTTGTGATACTGCATGTTGGATGAAACATCTGCACCAATTGCATGACCAATCGCTGAAGAGTGCCAAGCAAAACACTTGCGGTCTACGTTACCAGAGCCAGCTTCGTCTAGGCCTGAGAACGGAAACCATGTAAAGCCAAGCCACTGCTTTGCAGTGATT